ATTATGGCGATCTTTTAGGTTCTTTCTTCTTAAGAAATCCACACACAGTTCCAGCGCCTGCTGTTAGAATTACAACGGGAACAAAAACTTACAAATTAACCAATAGTTCAACTAATGCTGCTCCCATTCCTGGAAGCCAATTACAATCAACTGCAGAAACATCTTATACTTCCGAAGGTAGAATTGAAGTTCGTCAGACTCAAACAGTAACAACTATAACAGAATTTTATGATCCTTTAGCGCAGTCATTTAGTGTTGGCGGAAATATTTCTACACCAGACTTAAATGGTCAGAATGATGATGCCAATGGCGTCTTTTTAACCGCAGTAGATCTTTTCTTTGCCAATAAACCTTCTGGAAACGATCCAGTAAGAATTGAAGTTAGAACTGTTGAGTTGGGAACCCCAACTAGAACAATTATCGGAAATCCTGTTACACTTAGACCTGGAGACGTAAATGTATCAACAAATGGGGAAACCGCAACAAGAGTAACTTTTGATTATCCTATTTTCTTGGCACCTGGACAAGAATATGCAATTGTTGCTGTTGCGTCAACTACTGACGAATATGAATTGTGGATAGCAGAGATGGGAGAAAAGACTGTAAATACGCAGTCTCTTCCAAATGCAGAATCTGTAGTTTATTCCAAACAGTTTGCTCTTGGAAGTCTATTTAAGTCCCAAAATGGATCTATTTGGACCGCAAATCAATACCAGGATCTTAAGTTTAAACTTTATAAAGCAAACTTTACATCAACTAATGGAACTGCATTCTTCTATAATCCAACGTTAGACGAGAGTAATGGATATGTTGAGAATTTAGGAAGTAATCCAATCACAACATTACCAAAAACAACAACACTTGGGATATCTACAATTCCTGCTGGAAGCGGAAATATTGGGATTTTGACAGTTGGCAGAAAAATTTCAGGTTCTAATGGATTTGGACATGGATATGTTGTTGGGCAAGGAAGTTCTGTTGCCAATGTTACAATTACTGATGGTGGAGAAAATTATGTAACTGCATCCAATTTGGAAACTACAACTCTTGTTGGAAATGGTTCTGGACTCAAACTTAACATCACCGCAACAGATGGTGTTATTACTGGAATTGCAGGAACAACAGTTACTGGTCATGGATACCGAGTTGGTGATGTTGTTGGAATTGTAACTACACTTGGAAGAGACGCTAGAATTACGATTGAATCTATTACTGGATTAGATACCCTATATCTATCAAATGTACAAGGAGAAAAGGGAGCATCTAAGACCTTCCAGGTAGGTGCAGCATTAAGTTACTATAATGACTCTGGAACCGTTATTTCTATTCCAGGAACACTAATTACTGATAGAAGTTCTGAAGGTGGAAATTTAAATTCTGGCAATTATTTGAGAATCAGTCATTTTGATCATGGAATGTATGATCAATCGAATGAAGTTGTTATTTCAGATATACAACCAAACGTACCATCGACAACATTGAGTTCCACTTTATCTATTGACGAATCTTCAACAATTAGTGTTGCAAGTACATCAAACTTTGCAACTTTCGAAGGACAATCGGTATCAGCAACTTATCTTGGATACGTCAAAATCGGTGATGAGATAATTTCATATAGTGGTGTTGGAAATGGAACTCTTGCTATAAGTTCTAGATCGGTTGAGGGAAAAGTTCAACCACATGAAACTGGAACTTCGGTTACAAAATATGAATTAAATGGTGTTTCATTAAGAAGAATTAATGGTGTTCTTCATAATGTAAGTTCTCTTGGAAATCAAATTGACCAATATCACATTGCAATTGATATGTCAACAAACGGAAATGATAGATCTAGTGATGGATCTACTTCCGATACACCACAGTTATCATTTACATTAGAGGAATCAATTGGTGGTGATAAGTGTAAAGCAACAGAAAACATTCAGTTCAATGAAATTATCCCAAATTATGATATTTTAACACCTGGTTCTTCTACATCAGTAACGGCTTCTGTGAGAACTATTACTGGAACAAGTGTTGATGGAACTGAAACACCATTTGTTGATAATGGTTTTGAAAATGTTGAGTTAAATCAAATCAACAAATTAAGTTCTGTGAGGATGGTAGCTTCTAATATTAATGAAACTACAAAACTTACTACTTTACCTAGAAACAAATCATTTACAACTGGTATAACATTAAATACGACTGATTCTAATCTGTCTCCTATCATTTACACCGATACGGCAATAACGGAATTTAGATTGAATAGATTAAATCGTCCAATCCTCGACTATGCAGTAGATAATAGAGTTAATTCTTTATTATTTGACCCACATGCAGCAGTTTATGTTTCAAATACAGTCAATCTCGCTCAGGCAGCAACTTCTCTTAAAGTAATTCTTGCTGCTTATAGGCATGAATCTTCTGATTTTAGAGTTCTTTATAGTTTAATTAGAGCAGATTCTAGTGAAGTTACTCAAGAATTTGAGTTATTCCCTGGATATGACAATGTAACAATTGGTGCTGATGGAACTATTACGCCAGTTGATGCCTCTAAGAACAGTGGAAGACCTGATACATTCGTTCCAGCAAGTTTGGAGAATCAGTATCTTGAATATGAGTTCACAGCAGACAATTTAGATCTCTTTACTGGATATACTATTAAGATTGTATTATCTGGAACGAATCAAGCATATGCTCCAAGAATTAAAGATCTTAGAACGATTGCATTGATATGATAAGAGTAGAGGGACACAAAAATCTTTATAGGGATGAAAAAAGTGGTGCCATAGTAAATTGTGACACCACTTCTTATAATCAATATCTCAATTCCTTAAATCGCAGAGATGTTCAAAGAAAAGAATTGGATCAGATGAAGAGTGATATTGATGAGATTAAAGAACTCCTCAAAGAATTGCTAAATAAGAAATAATTTGATGAGGAATTTAGACAATATAAATATCTATAGAAGAACATATGCTCATCTGAATAATGTCAGTATTTGTATCAAATATAGTAATAGAGCAGGGTTTTGATTTTACTACTACATTTGAGTTAGAAAGCACGACATCTAACAGACCCATAAATCTGTCTAATTATACTATAGATTCTCAAATTAGAAAAACTTATTCGAGTTCAACATCACAATCTTTTACAACATCGGTAATAGACCCCGTTAATGGGAAGGTTACTATTTCTATGGGATCAACAGTAACGTCCACATTAAAATCCGGACGTTATGTTTATGATATAAAACTTACGAATAGCGATGGGTTGGTTACAAAGGCAATAGAAGGTTCTGCATTGGTAAGATCAGGAGTAACCAGATAATGGCTACAATAAAAGCTAGAGTTGGTACTCAAAATTCTGTTCGTGTATTATCCAGTGCTATCGGAGCACCAACAAGACTTTCAAATCTTGTTGATGTAAATACCGATTTAAAAACAGAAGATGGAATGATATTGGTTTGGGATTTGCCAACCCAAACTTTTATAATGACAAGTGTCATTGATTCATCATCAACCACAATTCAGGGAATTGCATATTTTACCAATACTGAAAATTCATCATTACCAACAGATGGTGCTTTAATAGTTAGTGGAGGAGTTGGTGTTGGCAAGAATCTAAATGTTGGTGGAGGACTGGTAATATCTGGTCTATCAACATTTAGTTCTGATTTGGATATTAATGCTTCTGTTGATATAAACAATAATCTTAATGTAGGTTCAGAAGCTTATTTTGTCGATATTACCTCAACTGGTATCTCTAATTTTAATTCCGCAACTATAGATAATGGTTTAACTGTTGATGATGCTATTGTCTTAGGGTCACTAGATGTAGGTGCGAGAGTAACTTTATCATCTTCTGGAGGAATTACTACAACAGGTGGAGACCTATACGTAGGTAATAATTTATACGTATCTGGTATATCAACTTTTATAGGCAGTGCCATATTCCGTGGAGGAACAATTGGAATTGGCGACTCTGTTAGTGATGATATTAATGTTGGCGGCGAATTTATATCAAATTTAGTTCCAAACACCGATGATGCTTATGATCTTGGTATTACAGAGCAAAGGTGGAGGGACGGAAAATTTTCTGGTTTAGTAACATCTACCAATTTATTTGTTTCTGGTTTATCGACATTTATTGGTAATCAAAATCTAACAGGAAATTTATCAGTTACTGGTTTTACAAGTGTAACTGAGGGTCTGTATTATGACATTGGCGATTTTGATGGTCCAAATGGAATTGCTTATTTTGATAATACTGGAAAATTGATAGGGGCAGCAAGCACAGAAAGTTTAATATCATCAAGTTACTACATATTAACGACAGAAGAGGTAAGCGGAGTTCCTGTATGGACTTCAACGATTGATGGAGGAATCTACTAATGTCTAAACCAACCACAAGGCAAGGATTGGTTGATTATTGTCTCCGTAGACTTGGAGCACCCGTATTGGAAATTAATGTTGATGATGATCAAATAGATGATCTGGTTGATGACGCAATCCAATATTTTAATGAACGTCATTATGATGGTGTTGAAAAAATGTACCTCAAATATAAGATAACTAGTGATGATATTGCCAGAGGTCGTGCATCAGGAACTGGTGGTGTTGGTATTGTAACAACTACAGGAACATCTACAGGAGTTGCAGCAACTACGTTCAATTTCTATGAAAGTTCTAATTTTATACAAGTTCCAGAGTCAGTGATAGGTATTGAAAAGATATTTAAGTTTGATACCAGTTCAATTTCTGGCGGAATGTTTAGCATAAAATATCAATTATTTTTAAATGATCTGTATTATTTTAATTCTGTAGAACTTCTTCAATATTCTATGGTCAAATCATATCTTGAGGACATTGATTTCTTACTGACAACTGATAAACAAGTAAGATTTAACAAAAGACAAGATAGATTATATCTTGATATAGATTGGGGGTCACAGGTTGCTGGCGACTTTATGGTAATAGAGTGTTATAGAGCACTTGATCCAGAGGCATTCAGTCAAATTTATAATGATAGTTTTGTTAAAAAATATTTGACCTCTCTTATTAAGAGACAGTGGGGTCAGAATCTAATTAAATTCAATGGCGTTAAATTGCCTGGTGGAATTGAACTGAATGGTAGACAACTTTATGAAGATGCAGAAAGAGAACTTGAGGATATTAAGCAGAGAATGACCATGGAATATGAATTACCACCCTTAGATTTTATTGGATAATCATGGCACTCAATCCCTTTTTTTTACAAGGTTCTGCTACAGAACAGTTTTTAATACAGGACTTGATAAATGAGCAATTAAAAATTTATGGAATTGATGTTTATTATATTCCCAGAAAGACTCTGAAAACGGATAATATTTTAAGAGAAGTTCAGTCATCGAAATTTAATGACAACTTTGTAATTGAAGCATACTTAGACAACTATGAAGGATACGCCCCAGGATCTGACATAATGACTAAGTTTGGATTAAGATTAAAAAATGAAATAAACTTAATTATTTCACAAGAAAGATTTGAAGAATCTATATCTCCATTTTTGACGGCACTTCAGGAAGGAATTGATCTTGGATATTATCCAGATGAAGAAACATCAATAACGACAAGACCAAGAGAAGGGGATTTAATTTATTTTCCACTTGGGGAAAGACTTTTTGAAATTAAAAGGGTAGAGGCAGAGAAACCATTTTATCAGTTAGGTAAAACATATGTTTATGAATTGCTATGTGAACTTTATGAGTATGAAAATGAAGATATTGATACCTCGATAGAAGAAATTGATAATACTGTTCAAGACGAAGGATATATTACAACACTAACTTTGGAACCAGTCGGAACTTCCGCAACTGCAACAGCAACTCTTGGTGGAGTTGGAATGATTGGTCAAATTATATTGACCAATGATGGATATAATTATACATCAACACCAATAGTAACTATTTCAAATTCGCCAACAGGAAATCCAGAGGATAATGCAACCGCCGTAGCAATTACAACTTCTGTTGCTGGTATTAGATCTGTAAAATCTATCAGAATAGTAAATGCTGGTTTAGGTTACACTTCCTCAAACCCACCAATAGTTACTATTACTGGAGGAAATGGTGTTGGTGCATCGGCAACTTGTGTTGTTGTTGATAATGGAATTAAATACCTTACAATATCAAATGCTGGATCTGGTTACTACACAGAACCTACCGTTAGTATAAGTGGTCCTTCAATTGGACAAACTGCGACGGCAAAAGCAATTATCAGTGGTTTGGGAACAATTTCTTCTTTACAACTAACAAATGCTGGTTATGGATATACAGAAACACCAACGGTAACAATAGAAAATATATCTTCTGTTGGGGTTGGAACCTATGTTATCAATGAAACCGTTACCGGGTCTCTATCAGGAACGACTGCAGAAATTAGAAATATAAACTTTAGAACAGATATTGATGAGAATAACCCACCTATTGAATTATTTGTTGGTGTTAATAATGGACAGTTTTCTGCAGGTGAAACAATCGTTGGGTCAGCATCTTCTGCTACATATATACTTAAATCGTATGATAATAATAGTTATGAGGAATCTTATGATATCAATGAAGAAATCGAAACAGAAGCAGACAATATCTTAGATTTTACGGAAAGTAATCCCTTCGGAGAATATTAATGTTAGGAACTTATTTTTATCACGAAATTATACGAAAAACTATTGTTAGTTTCGGTACTCTTTTTAACAATATCTATATTAGACATGAGGACAAAAACAATAATATAGTTGACGAAACTAAGGTTGGATTATCGTATGGTCCAATGCAAAAGTTCCTTGCAAAGATTGAACAGCAGGCAGATTTAAAAAAACCAATTGCGATTACATTGCCTAGAATGTCTTTTGAGATGGTTTCTTTACAATATGATCCGACAAGAAAAACTAGTATAACACAAACTTTTAGAGCATGTGATGATAGTGGAAATATAAAAAAAGTTTATATGCCAGTTCCTTATAACATTGGATTTGAACTTAGTATATACTCAAAATTAAGTGATGATGCTTTACAGATTATTGAACAAATACTTCCATTTTTTCAACCATCATTCAATTTAACTTTAGATTTGATTGACTCTATCGGTGAAAAAAAAGATATTCCTATTGTCCTTGACAGTATTGATATGCAAGATGATTATGAGGGTGATTTTAGCGTAAGAAGAGCACTTATTTACACGCTAAGATTTACTGCAAAGTCATATATGTATGGTCCTATTGCTGAATCTACTGAGGGTCTAATCCGCAAGGTTCAAGTTGATATGTATACTGATACTAATACTCAAACTGCCAAGAGAGAAGTTAGATATACAGTAACACCAGATCCAATCAATGCCGAACCAGGAGACGATTTTGGATTTAGTGAATTTTGGGAAGATTTTTCAGATTCTAAAAATTATAGTTCAACTCAACAAACTGATATTTAAAAATTATGTCTGATAATTATGATTCTATCGATGAAGCTCTCAATATAGAGAGTAAGATTGTAAAAGCAGAAAAAGTTTCGTCAGAAATTGAAAATGTAAAACCGAAAGGTCCCGATATCGAAAAGGATTATCAATATACTCGTGCCAATCTATATTCATTGATTGAAAAAGGTCAAGAGGCAATCAATGGAATTATGGAACTTGCCGGTGAAGGTGGAAGTCCAAGAGCATATGAAGTTGCTGGTCAGTTAATCAAAAGTGTTGCAGACACAACTGATAAGTTGATTGATCTTCAGAAAAAACTTAAAGATGTTGAAGAT